TACAGCGGGCGGGGCAACAGCTAAGCGATGGGCGGAAAAGCGTGACATCTAGTAACGAGTACGTGATTATCGGTATCGACCCCGGTCTCATGACCGGCGTGTACCTGTACGGCACTGTGCGAGGACGAGACTACGGAACGGGTGACCATATCGCAGTCGAAGACTTCCCGATGCAATTCGGAAGTTCGCTGAACGGCATCCTCGGATGGACGATGAAACTGTGCGATCCCAGTAACGTGCACATCGCAGTTGAGCGCTACATCATCACGCCCAAGACCGCGAAGCTCTCACAGCAGACCGAAGCGCTTGAGGTCACCGGCATGGTGAAGGGGTTCGCGGCGCTGGCTGGTATAACCGACGTTCGCCAGTACGCGAAGGCGAATCTCAAGTTCGCCTCAGACGACATGCTAAAGGCTGTCGGGTGGGCGACTCCCGGAATGCGTCACGCCAACGACGCCGCTCGGCAGGCGTTCGCGCTACTTAAGGACGTGGACTATCCCCGCTGGTCAGAACTGGTACGGGATGCTAAGATGGAACCTACGATGGAAGGATGAACGACGTGACGAACATTGACGACATCGGGAATCACCTGGTTACCCTGTCACAGCGCGAAGCGCGCGAGTACATGGAAACCCTGAGTGCCGATGATCTGCGATCGATCCTGCATTCTTGGGATCTTGCGGGTTTCAACGCTGCGGCCACCGCAGAAGCGGCCTCGCGCTACTTCCGTAGCGTCGAGACCGAAGGGGCCGAATCGTGAACGAGATCTATGCCGAGCTGGGCGAAGACGACCGGATCACCCTGTTCAGCCGTAAGGCGAACGGGGAGCCCGACGAAACGCTGTGGAACGACTCGTACCAGATCAAGATGATCCCCGGCAAGAAGTGGGACAGGAAGGGTAAGCGCTGGACGCTCCCGAAGTCGTATGCCGCGTGCATCGTGCTGCGGGAACTGTTCGGTGACCGGATCGTGGTCGAGCCCGATCTTGCCGCTTGGGCACGTTCAGAACGTGAACGGCGTAACGAAGTGCTGTCACTGCGTGAGGCGTTGTCGCTTGATGGCACCTCCGAGTTCGCCAACGACCACGACGACAAGCTGTTTCCGTTCCAGATCCCCGGTCGTGACTTTCTGGTAAAAGCTCGCTTTGCGCTCTTGGGTGACCAAATGGGGAGCGGGAAAACTTTTCAGACTATCGCCGCCATCAAGGCCGTTGACTACGTAAACGCCCTGGACATCAAAGGAGATGGTTCCGGGGCCGTGGCCAAGGGTGGGTATCCCGCGCTCATCGTCTGCCCCAACTCCCTGAAACGGAACTGGGAGCGCGAGATTCGCAGATGGCTGCCCGAGGCGAACCCGTTCGTGATCCAAGGTAGCGCTGCGAAGCGCCGCGTGCAGATCAACGAGGCTGCCGAAGCGGACAATGCCATCATCATCGTGAACATCGAAGCGATGAAGCTGCACTCTCGGCTGTCCTCGTACGGCTCGACGCGACTCAAGCGCTGCATGGAGTGTGGCACGAAAGACCAGCCGGGAACGCCGGACTTGAAAGAGTCGGCCTGCGAGGTACACGAGAGGGAATTGAACCACATCCCGTTCCGGGTGTGTGTGTTGGATGAAGCACACAGGGTGAAGGACCCGAACGCCTTGCAGACGCGCGCCATTTGGAACGTGTTTCACGGCCCTAGCGTCGAATACCGCTGGGCGCTCACTGGGACGCCCGTGGCGAACCACCCTGGCGACCTGTGGTCGATCATGCACGTCATCGCTCCCGAGACCTATCCGGCGAAGTCGGCCTTCATCGACCGTTACGCCAGGATCGAATACAACCACTTTGGCGGCATGTCGATCGTCGGCCTCAACCACGAGCACAAAGAGGAGTTCTTCAAGATCCTTGATCCGCACTTCCGCCGCATGATTAAGGCCGATGTTCTCAAGCAGCTGCCCGATAAGGTGTTTATGCGACGGGATGTCGAGATGAGTCCCAAGCAGGCGAAGGCGTACAAGGACATCGAAAAGGACCTTGTCACGGTGCTTGACGACGGCACGGTCCTGGTCGCAGATGGCAGCTTGGCGGGTGCCACCCGCCTCCTCCAGTTCGCATCCGCATACTGCGAGGTCGACAAGGGGGAAGTCGATTGCGGAGAAGAGTTGCCACCTGCGGACTGGACGGTAACCCTTACCGACAGCCCGAAGTCGTCCAAGATCGATGAACTCATGTCGATCATCGAAGACAGCCCGGACAAGCCGATGGTGATCGCCGCGGAGCACCGGCAACTGATCGATCTCGCCGCAGCCCGTATGACCGACGCAGGTATCCCGTTCGCTCGGGTCACTGGTGGCGTGTCTGCGGACGAGCGTGACGCGGCGGTGCAGGCGTTTCAAGACGGGAAGATCGACTACATCCTGTTTACGTACAAAGCGGGCGGCGTCGGGCTCAACCTGACGCGCGCTGACACCATGGTTCGGTTGCAACGAAGCTGGTCACTAATTGATAACAATCAAGGTGTTGATCGTGTCCATCGGATCGGATCGGAGGTGCACGACAAGGTAACTATCATTGACCTCGTTGCCGCTGGCACGATCGAGGAAACGCAGCTTGAGAGGCTGTACGACAAAGCGGAGCGTCTTGAAGAGATCGTGCGGGATCGCGCTAAGCTCCTCGCGCTCGGTAAGACCACCGATGATCTGGACGCGGAAGCGGCTCGGATCGAAGCAACCGGATTGATGGGAGCGTAATGCCGTCGCTACGGTACGACGACGAACGGGCAACACCCGAATACATCGCCAAAGAGAAGAAACGCAAGCGCATCGCGAACCTGAAAGTGTTCGTGGAGCGGTGGTCGCCTCGATTCGAGGCCGAAGTGAAGGAGAGGAAAAACCATGGACAAGAAGAGCACCGGACCGATTGAGGATGACGGCAGCCTGTTCGACTACTACAAGGAACGCCAGCGGCGCTCCCAGGCGCGCAACCCCACGCGCAGCGTGGGAGACGACAGAGCGGACAAGGAGGACAAGAAACATGAGCGCCGCTGAGGACTGGGGCCTTCGGGAACTGTGTTTTTCCGAAGATCCTGACACTTGCGATCACGAACACCTGACCCTGTGGGACACAGATCCAGTACTTGCGACCCTGGCGGACGCGATTGAGCGGAACGGCATCAAGCGAGGAGGTATCCAGTATGGCAACCACGAAGAGTGAGATTCGGCGCTTCAGTCAAAGCGAGTTTAAGACGTTTGCGTGCGCTCGACGTTGGTGGTTGTTCGAATACCGTAGGTTGTCACCGGTCACGCTCAACCCTTCGGGTCCGCTCAAGTCCGGGAGCCGCGTGCACTATGCGCTTGAAGTGTTCTACGGACCCACGCCGGAGGGGTACCTTGATGCGCTCAAGTCTGAGCAGGACATCGACTGGGGATTGTATCTGGAAAACTGCACGCAGCTCGGCGTCTACCCCGATGTCGAGGTGTCGAAGGCGTTCGACAAGGACTGCGAGCTTGAGCGCGCGATGCTGGAAGGCTACGCCGATTGGGTAGCCGAATCCGGCGTCGATGCCGGTATCGAGTTCACCGCGATCGAGGAGATCGTGTCGGTGCGAGGCTCGGAGTTCGCGCCTGAGATCGTGGAACGGTTCGGAGAGTTCGAAGTCGTCGGCAAGCTTGACGCTCGCGTGCTTAGGCTGATGGACGGCGCGCGGAAGTTCGTTGACCACAAGACCGCGGCAAGCCTCACGTCAGCTCTCGCGACGTTGCACATGAATCCGCAGATGCTCCACTACGCGTGGCTTGAGCGGATGACGCAACCTGCGGGCACATGGAGTGACGGCGCGTTGTACAACGTGCTCAAGAAGGTCAAGCGCGGCAAGCAGGCGAAACCGCCATTCTATGACCGGTTCGAGGTGAACCACAACGACGACCAGATCGACTCGTACGAGCTGCACATGAAGCGGAAGATTACAAAGATCTTCGAGCTAGAGGCACTGCTCAAAGACGCCACGGTCGAAGAGCAGGCGCACATCGCGGAGCCGAGCCCCGACGACTCCTGCTCTTGGAAGTGTCAGTTCTTCACGCTGTGTCCGCTTTTCGATGACGGGTCACGAGCTGAGGACATGGTGCGAGAGGAGTTCCGGGAGCGTGACCCGCTGGCACGGTATGCGGAAGGAGTCAAGAGTGCGTGACCCATCCGCTTGTGGTCACTGCGGCCTCGCAAAGGAAGGTCACTGCCAGCAGTGGTCCGAAAGCGCTGGCTGGCATGTTTGGACCGAACCCACGAGCGAACAGCGATACGTGGCGATCCGCGCCAACGCAGCCGAACGGCAGGCGCAGCGTGAGTCATGATATAATTCAGACCTAGACAAAGAGGAAGGATGCAATGACCGAAGACAGAAACCCACGTCACAACGCGACGTTTCTCGTGTACGCCGAAACCAAGCGCGGCAAGTCGACGCTGGGGGCGAGCTGCCCCGGACCGGTACTCGCGCTCGACGCCGAGGGCAGTTGGAACGCGTTCGAGGGGCGCAAGAACCCCAACAACCCGAACCAGCCCTACCGCGTCGTGTGGTGGGACCCGAAGGAGGCCCCGCCGAAGGCGGACGGCACCTGGGATATCTGCGTGGTCGACGTGCTTCGATGGGAGACCGTTGAACAGGTGATCGGTTGGACTATCCAACCTGACCACCCGTTTCAGTCGATCGTTGTCGACTCGGTGACGCAGTTGCAGAAACGCTGCAAGGAGGCACTGCCAGGTTTCCAGTCCGGCAACCAGCAGTATTCGGATTGGGGCCAGCTCCTGACCCGCATGTCCGAAAAGGTGCAGCGGTTCCGCGACATGGTGAAGGACGTGCGCAACCCGTTCCGGGTTGCGGTGTTCACTGCCGAAGGTGACCTTCGCGCGGATGGCAAGTACGTTCCGAACATGGAAGGCGCGCTCCGCAAGGGCATCGCGTATTGGATGAACACCACGGCTTGCCTCATGGTCAAGCAGGTGCCGAACGCGGATGGCATCATTGCCGCTGACAGCCCGTTGGTTCGCTCGCTCATGGTGAAGCCGAACCCGAACTACATCACCGGTTCGCACTTTGAAGACCGGTTCACGACGAACACCATCGAAAACCCCAACATCACCGAGATGATGGGCCAAATCTTCCCCGGCTTCGTGCCGGAGTAAGGACTACGAATCATGACTACTGTCCCGTGGGATGTCTTGGTCGCGAAGGCCAAGGAGAACGGACACACCGAAGTCGCCCCCGTGGGTGTCTATCAGTGCCGCATCGAGGCTGCCGAAGCCGGGGAGAACCAGAACGGCAATGCCTTCATCGAGACCCGTCTCAAGATCACCGAAGGTGAGCACGCCG